GAAGTGTTGAAGGTGACCCAGCGTGTATGCAGGTCATAAATAGGGGGACCTTCGAGCAGGTTGCCGTTTGGCATGGTCATATTGATCCTGTCACTTTCGCCGAGGAGATGATGCGACTTGGTAAGTTCTACAACCAATGTATGCTCTGCCCTGAGGTGGAAGGCGGAGGTTATGCTACAATTGGGGTTATTCTCGACCGAGGATATCCTAACATCTGGCAGCATAGGTGGGCCGATCGTGCCCCTGGTAAGTTGGGACACGCTTACGGATGGCTTACCAACTGGTCCAGGAAGAACTGGTCTATCGGTATATTAAAGAAGTTAGTGTTAGACGGCTCGTTAAAGATACATGACTATGAAACCTTTGCCCAGTTACGTGACTTCAACATCCGTAATGACGGAGAGATGGGTAACGGCACTAGAAATGGTCATGATGATGCGGTTATGGCGCTTGCTATCGGCGTTACGGCCTCCATCACTGAGGGACCTTTCTTGGACGATAGAGTCGGCTCTAGCCCCATATTCGACTTATTTACTCAGACCGAATCCGCCTCTCCTTGGGATGACTACGACCCAGCGAACTTACCGGAAGCCATTTAACGCCATGCCTGTTTATGAGTTTAAGTGTAAGTCCTGTTCAATGACCATCCTTGATACGGACATTCACCTCCACGTTAATGCCCCCTGTGTAAGCTGTGGCGGTCCCTTGAAGAAGGTATTTGCGGTTAATCTCCCAGGCCCCAATGCCATCTTCGAGCCTCACTATAATAACGCCGTCGGGGCCTACGTATCTTCCTGGTCTGATTTTGAGGCCAAGTTGCGGCGTAGGCAGGAACGTCAGGTTGAGATTACCGGCATCGATCATTCTTATACTCCTGTTCATCCAGCGGATATGAAACCTCAGAACTTGGGCGTGACTGAGGAAGGTTTAGATAACTCTCGATACGACCCATCTTCTAAGAAGGTATTTTCTTAATGACTGACGTACTGGACCACTCAGCGGAGTCCGACCTTGTATTGGCCTTACGTGATCTTTACAGCGCCGCCCGTAATTCTAAGCGACCCAGATATAACGTATGGATTAGAAACTACGGGATTGTTAATAACCGTGCCCCAGGTAAGGCCGTGGCTAGTTCTACGGGTAACGGCTGGATGCCTAATCCCCAGGACAGTGAGGTTTATCCAACCTGCTCCTCCCTGGTTGGTTGGATGACAGATCAGAACACCATGTGTAGGTTTACTCCTGCCGTTGATCCTCATAGCAGTATGTTCGACTTTATGAGTAAGCTGGCAGGCGACTTAACGACTACGGTTAAGTCAAGCTGGGAGGTCCAGAATTACACCCAACAGATTAAGCTCGTCATATGGGACGCTCTTATATATGGCCTCGGCATGTTCAAGACCGTATGGGATGCTGGAGCCTCTGGCGGCTATGGTGACGCTAAGATTGTTAGAGTTGACCCCTACACCTTCTATCCAGACCCTAACGCCTCGTGTATGGAGGATGCAGAATACTTCGTAGAAGCAAGGTACATGTCCTATGAGGAAATCGAACGTAAATACCCAGACACTGCATGGCACCTTGAGGATAAACCTCTCGGAGGCTCCTCCGAGACTGTGGACACTAAGCCTGACCTTTACTCTGAAACCTACCGGGCTCCTAAGGCTAACCCTGGTGCGCTACCTGGCGGACAAGTTCGTTATGGACAAGCTAAGGATGGGAAGGATTGGATTAAGGATAAGGGTTATGTCGTATATGAGTTCTGGCTGAAAGAGAACGACGAAGGGTATGACTCCTATGAGGACTTACCCCATAACATGCAGCCAGAGATGTCCGAGCGGGTTATTAACACTCGTTGGCGGGTAGTTGTCTTATGTGAGAGTGCGGTTTTATTCGATGAGTATGCCGATGAACTCTGGGCCTACGGGTCGCATCCGTACGACCGTTTCGTATTCGATGATATCGGAGAGTTCTATGGCATCGCTTTGGTTGACCATCTTTCTCATCCTCAGATTTACATTAATAGGCTCCTTACCGCCATGCAGCATAACGCTGAGCTTGTTGGGAACCCGATCTTCCTTGAAGCTGCTAATAGTGGACTCGCACGGACAGCAATTATTAATAGACCTGGGCAGCGCTTAACACTATCCGGTGCTGGGGCTATGCAGAATAAGCCCGACTGGTTACAACCTCCATCTATGCCTCCGGCGGTGATGCAGCTTGTCCAATTCTGGATTAGCCGAATCGAATCAATATCAGGACTCTCAGCACTGGTTAAAGGTGCTACTCCTACTCAACGAAACGCAGAGGGAGTCATCAGTTCAATACAAGAGGCTGCCTTCGTTAGAATACGAAGTGCTCTCCGAAATTTGGAGGACACTCTTGAACATGCTATCAGCAAAGTTGCCGACCTTGTCATTGACAACTATAACGAACCTCGTATCTTATCTATACTCGGGGAGGACGGACAGCCTACCTCGATTGCATTATCCTCCGACCACTTCATGGTACCAAGCGATGGTGGAAAGAGTCCACTCGAATATAGCCTTAATGTTGAGGCTGGGTCTAATTCCCCAACATCTCGTCAGGCCCGAATAGCTGAGGCTGATAAGCTATTCGGCTTAGGTGCTTATGATGACGTGGAAGTCTTAAAGGCCCATCAGGTGCCCAACTACATGGAGATTATTAATCGGAAGGACCAACGCTTAGCAGAGGGTAAGTTCCAGCCTCCTGGCAAGCGTCAAGCTGCCGGTCGTAGTGGTGGACAATAACGTAACTCGACTTATTCCACCCTTGCGCCGAGCCTAACGCTCCATTACTCTCTCGCTCATGCGTAACCATCCGCAGCCACCCGGTTGGGGTAACTCATTGTCTGAGCCTGACTTCGTCAGTAATCAGACTGGGCATCTTGGCATTAATGTCGAGACTAACCCCGATCAATCGGCCGATGAGTATTGGCGTAGCAATCGCCAACGTAACCTTCACGTGTTCAACCCCAATTACCCTACTGGTGAGTAATATTGGACCAGCGTCCAAACACTTATTCACCCGGATACTTCGGGAAGGGGGTGAAGGGAATGGCACGTCGTCGGCATGGTCGTCACGGCAAGCGTAAGTAGCCATTCAGATACTATGGATGGCCTTACACGGGTCTAGGCGTTAGGGGGGGTTGGGATTCCGCCCGTCCTAGCCCCCCCTAACACAGACAACATAATGAGGAGCACATGCCAGGATCGCACCTTAAAGACCCGGGGGACAGTGGTAATCGCAAGCATAAGATCACTGGCCGGGCAGGCAAGAGAAAGGGGAGCCGTTAATGGCTCGTCGGCGAGGCCGTAAGGGAGGTAGGTATTAATGCCTAGCTCTCATGGTCAGAAGATTCAGAAGGGCGCTAAGATTGCCATGGGTCATCCCAGCGGACGCCGTAAGGGTCATGGCGCCCGTAGTTTGGGGGGCCGATGAGCAAGAAGCGTGGCATGTTTCGTACCTCCGTTAAGCCCGCTACTGACGCTGTTGGTTACGGCGGGATTAAGGGTCGTAAGGAAAAGCAGTTGTCGTCCCATCAGTTATCAACCACTAAAGGCCGTGGTGCTCGGGGTGCTGTTGCCCGTCAGCATGGCCGTAGGCACGGAGGTAGATAATGCCTAGCCCTACTACTTCCAAGAAGGGCACCAACATCATTATGCGGCAGGGTCAGACCGCTAGTATCTACGGTAATGATCCTTCGCTCACCCCAGCAATCAAGGATACCGTAAGGGACCTTAAGCCGTAATGCCGGGTGCTACTGCTGCCAAGGGTTCGGCAGGGACTGCTGCCGAAGGACTTAAGAACATCTTAGGTGAGATAGCTCAGTTATCTACCTTACCTGACGCTGATCCTAAGTTCTACACTATGTTGCAGCAGGCTATTACCCAGCACTTACGGCAGATGGGTACTCCCCAAGGACCACAGCCTGGCCAGGGTCCGGGTGGTAATCCTATGGGTGGTCCCGGCCAACAGGTTAACCAGCCTCCTCCAGGCCCCCCACCAATGGGCGGAGGTTTCGGCGGGTTAAGTGCGACCGGGGGGATGAGCCGCCCAGGTGGACCTCCACCCGGACCCGGGCCTACTACTGGTGGTGGGCCTATAACATCACCTGATGAACTACGACGCATGTTAGGAGGAGGTTAAATGCCCCCTGAGTTAGAGATTGACGATGCGTCATTAACTGACTTAGAGAAGGCTATGCGGGACAGATGGGGTACTGGTGTTGCATTACCAGTCTCTGAGACTGCACCTGATGAGCTTAATCCTGTTGAGGAAACCCCTGAGCCTGAGGTTAACGAACCTGAGGTTGAGGAGGAAGAAGATAATGAAGAGGGAGAAGAGGAGACTCCTGAAGAGGAGCCTGAATCTACTCCTGAGGTTCCCGAAAGTCCCTCCGACCTTATTAATGTGGGAGGAGGGCGATATCTCCCTCGTGCTCAGCTAGAGTCTTACCTCGCCTTTGAGGAAAGGTTGAGAAGTGACCCTAAGCTTATGGAGCACCTACAGGCTTACGGACGGCCGGTTGAGCCGCCTAAGCCTGTGGTTCCCCCTGAGGTCGACTTAGACGACCCCAACATCCGTTACCTCTATGAACAGAACCAAGCATTACAGGACCAGCTTAAGAACATTGGTGCTGGGGTTCAGGCTCAGCAGGCTCAGACATTAGCCGACCGTGAGTCCCAGATTAGGGCTCTGGCTAATCGGGCTGTCTCGTCGTTTAAGGCTCAGCACAGCTTGAACGACGAGGAGATTAACGAGGTCCGTGGGGTTGCCAGCCGTATTAACGCAGTCAACTCTTACATGGCTGGCGTTCATCCTATTACTGGGCAGAAGGTGGACCCAGACGTCTTAGCTGCTATGGACTGCGCCTTGGAGATTGCTTATAACTCCATGCCGCAGTTTATGACTAAGCGTCATGAACAAGAAGTTCAGCGACAGCTAGACAATAAGAACCGTAAGAAGAAGTTAGCTAAGGTGGGTGCTAACTCGGGGAGTGTTCCTCGTACACCACCGCCCGCTGCTAATCCCGCCGAGCGTCATAAGCAATTCGTAGAGGAAGTTCGGGGGATGATGTTTGGCGGGAGCGAGAGTTAATCTCAGTAATCTAGAAAGGATACCATAAGTGGCTACCCCCATCGGGACTAATGAGATTAACTCCCTGTCCCGTCGTTATATCATCCCCACGATTTACGATCTGTTCTATAAGTCCAACCTGATGTTCTTCCGGCTTAATGCTAAGCTTAAGAAGATGGTTCAGGGTGGTCTACAGATCGAGGTGCCCTTAATGTACCAGGGGTTCGCCGCTGGTGGGTACTATCAGGGTTACGACCTGCTCGACGTTAGTCCCTCGGATACGGTACTTAATGCTGCCTTCGACTGGAAGCAAGCTTATGTGCCCGTGTCTGTTGATGGGTTGACGCTTATCCGGGCGGACTCGCCTGAGCAGGTCGTTAACTTCTTATCGGTCTACTTCGAGCAGGCCGGTATGCAGTTGGCAGAGATTCTAGGTCAGGGCGTATGGTCGAGTGGTACTAACGCCAAGTCTATTGACGGCATCCCATTCGCCGTTGATAATGGCACCGTCACTGGTATTAACGTTTACGGCGGTATTAACCGTAACACCTCTGCCTTCTGGGCAGGCCAGATTGATAACACCACGACCATCTCACTTCTGGCCTTACAGACTGGCTTTGGTAATGTTACCCAGGGTGGTCGGCACCCGACTATTGGGGCAACGACCCAGGCTATCTATAACCGCTACTGGAACCTTAATGTTCCTGGTCAGGCGTTCCCTGTCCAGCCTAGTGCGGTTGATGAGCAGTTAGCGCAGTCAGGGTTCACCAACTTACTCTTTAACGGTGTCCCTATTGCAGTTGATAGCCATATCCCTGCCAACAACTTCTTCTGGCTTAATGAGGACTACATCTTCCTTTATGTCAACCCTAGGGCTGACTTTAACATGAAGGAATTTCGTGAGCCTGTTAACCAGGATGCCATGACCAGCCAGGTACTGTGGGCCGGTAACCTCGTCGTTGCTAACCCCAACCTCCAGTACCGCTTCTATCAGATGAGCATGTAATGTCCGGGTTATCTCTCCATGACACCGTTAAGGTCCGTAA